AACCGACAGCACCAGCAGCCAGTAATGCCGCAAGGCACCAGGGGCGCGAAATCCAAGACACCGGACTAGCAAGCGCGGGTTGAGTAGGACAGCAGCGCCGCTCATTAACAATTCGGAATCCTGCGTATCGGTTTAGTCCGATAGCGCAAAGCAACACAAACTAATCCGCATCGTGGGCGGCGTATGGGTACGAACCCGGAGCCAATCTAGGGGATGTGGATGCAAAAGCAAATCAGAAGTGGCGACGAAGTAGGTCGCGGCGCACGGTTAATCACCGGCTGGCTTGGCAAGCCATTGGCCAATCAATTAGCCATACAAAAGCTTGTATCACATTGCCGATTCGAGAGAGTCGGCAAATCAAATCCGCTTCGCATGGGCAGCCATGGCAGACGCGCCTAGCTCAGAGGCGGATTTGATTTAACCGAGCAACACCCACCAGGAGAAGTCAATGATCGGAAAAACATGCCTCGTCCGCACCTACAGCGCGGGCGTATTTTTAGGGACCGTCGCCGAGCGCGACGGTAAAGAAGTTCGCCTGACCAACGCCCGCCGCATATGGTACTGGGAAGGCGCCGCCAGCTTGTCGCAGCTAGCAAACGACGGCACCAGCAAGCCGAATAAATGCAAGTTCCCGGCCCCGGTTGCAGAAGTGCTGTTGACCGAAGTAATTGAAATCATCCAGGCCACTGAGGCGGCAATCGCGTCCATCGCAGCCGTACCGGAATGGAAACAGTAAATAACGGCGACGGCTACGGCTCCGGCTACGGCTCCGGCTCCGGCTACGGCTCCGGCTCCGGCTCCGGCTCCGGCTACGGCTACGGCTACGGCTACGGCTCCGGCTCCGGCGACGGCGACGGCGACGGCGACGGCGACGGCTCCGGCTCCGGCTCCGGCTCCGGCTCCGGCTCCGGCGACGGCGACGGCGACGGCGACGGCGACGGCTACGGCTCCGGCTACGGCTCCGGCGACGGCTACGGCTGGTAACACAAAGAGCAACACCCACCGGCCACCGTTGCTGTTCAGGACAGACGGTACAGCCAGAGTCCGATGCCAGCAGGGCCGGTGGATTTTTCAGGGAGATGGAGATGAAACAGAATTTTGCACGGCCAACACCCAGCGACTTGCGCTTTGTCCGCAACTCCAAGTTTCGCCAGGAAGACTTTGACGAGAGCGCCCGGATTGCCGACACCATGGTCGACGGTGCCTTGATCATCGCTTTTCTGTTCGGCCTGCTGGCAGTCATTGGGTTGCTGTCGTGAGCAGTCCCTTCTCAGACCGCGCCGTTCGTCTGGCGATCCACGACAGCATGCTGCAAGAAGATCAACGCACCCATGCCCGGCTCGCCAAAGAGATGCTGGTGATTCAACGCCGCATCGCGGCCACGGCCGATCTGATTGCCATCGAAGAAATGGGGAGAGCGGCATGAACGCACCAATCAACCTCGACACTCTGGCCGCTGCCTGGGTGATTGCCAAGGCCAGCGAAGAGCGCGCCAAAGCCGAACGCTACGACATTGAAAAGGCCCTGTTGGCCCTGCTCCCGGCCAAAGAAGAAGGCACGGTCAGCAGCGAAGCCGCCGGCCTGAAGATCACCGCCGGATTCAAGCTCACCCGCAAAGCCGACACGCTGGCCCTGCGCCAACACTGGGCCGAACTGAGCCAGGAAGCGCAGGACTGCTTCAAGTGGGCGGCCGAAGTCTCCATAACCGAAATCCGCCGCGCCTCGGAAGCCGTACAGGCCGAAACCGCCCAATACATCACCACCTCACCCGCCAAACCCTCCATCAAAATCGAAAGCAAATAATCATGGCCATCAATCTCGCCAGTCTGGCAAAAAACACCATCAAGCCGCCGCGCATCATCATTCATGGTGACGCCGGCTGCGGTAAAACCACCTTCGGCGCCTGTGCCGATACGCCGGTCTTCATCCAGACCGAAGACGGCCTGGGCAGTCTGGACGCCACCGCCTTCCCCCTGGCGACCTCATTCACCGACGTGATGGAAGCCATCGGCACGCTCTACAGCGAACAGCACGACTTCAAGACACTGGTGGTTGATTCCCTCGACTGGCTGGAACCGCTGGTCTGGAAACACACTTGCGAATTCTGGACCGACAAGAAAGGCGACGTAAAGCGTCTGGCCTCGATTGAGGATGCCGGCTACGGCAAGGGCTACGTCGAAGCACTCGGCTACTGGCGTCAGTTTTTCAGCGGCATTACCGCGCTGCGTGATGAACGCAAGATGACCATCGTCATGATTGCCCACAGCGAACAGAAGCGCGTCGAAGACCCACTTTTGCCAGCCTACGACACGCACGACCTCAAGCTGCACAAACGCGCCGCCGCGCTGGCTGAAGAGTTTGCCGACGTGATTCTGTACGCCGCCGTGCAAACCAACATGGTGACCGAGGATGCCGGGTTCAACAAAACCCGCACCCGCGCTGTGACCACCGGCACCCGCGTCATTCACACCGTTGGCCAGCCGGCCTTCCTCGCCAAAAACCGTTTCAATTTGCCCCCGGTGTTGCCGCTCACCTGGGCCGATTTTGCAAAACACATGCCGGCACTTTAACCAATACCCACCCACCCTCAAGGAACCTTAAATCATGGCAAACCTGTCTTTCAATGCTGCAAACGTCAGCCCCTCCGTTGCTTATGCCCCGCTCCCCGCCGGCGACTACACCGCCATCATCACCGAATCCGAAACCAAAGCCACCAAGGACGGCCAAGGCCAGTACCTGCAACTGAAATTGCAGATTCAAGGCGGTGAGTTTGCCGGCCGCGTGCTGTTCGACCGCCTCAACCTCTGGAACAACAACAAGCAAGCCCAAGAGATTGCGCAGCGTGCGCTCAGTGCCATTTGCCACGCCGTCGGTATCCTGCAAGTCGGTGACTCGCAAGAACTGCACAACCGCCCGTTGATTGCCACGGTCAAGGTCAAGCCGGCCAGCGGTAACTACGAAGCCAACAACGAAATCAAGGGCTACAAGGCAGCACAACTAGCCGCCGCCCCGGCCTTCATGCCGCCGCAAGCACAGGCCGCCCCGGCTGCCAATGCTCCGGCTGGTTTCGGTGCCGCCGGTATGCCCTGGATGAACAAGGCAGCTTGAGCATGACCACCATCAGCCACCGCGCCGACATCAAGCTGGCCACGGCCACGCTTGAGGCGATTGAAAATGCCGTATCGGCCGGGGCTGATGATGGCTTGCGGCCTCACCTGGGCGCTAGTCAAATCGGCAAGCCCTGCGAACGGGCGCTTTGGTACTCGTTCCGCTGGGCCAAGCCGGCCGGCTTTGAGGCCCGCATGCTGCGCCTGTTTGCCCGAGGCCAGCGCGAAGAAAACACCTTCGTGGATCTGCTGCGCAATGCCGGGGTGACGGTATCCACCCACAACCCCAACACCGGCCAGCAATTCAGCTTCAAGACCGGCCATTTCGGCGGCTCGATGGACGGCGCTTGTGTCGGCCTGCCTGATGCCCCCAAGACGTGGCATGTCATCGAAATGAAGACCCACGGCGAAAAGTCATTCAACGCCCTGGTCAAAACCGGCGTGCTGAAAGCCAAGCCTGAGCACTACGCCCAAATGCAAAGCTACATGGCCTGGACCGGCATGGACCGTGCCCTCTACATGGCCGTCTGCAAAAACACCGACCGCCTGCACCTGGAGCGCATCGACTTTGACCGAGCCGAAGCCGAC